AACAAAATTCTAAATTCTTAACTCTTGATAGAGACGTAGCGATATCATCGTCTATAAATATTTCAAACTCCGGATATCCTACTTTTAAAAAGAAAAATACAAAAGAAGCCTTAAATGATACCAAAGTATGGTTTTATCGTTTATTAGATAAACCATCTGTTTATAGTATGTTCAACAATATTCTAATGAAGAATCCACATGTTTTATTTCATAGATTTCAACCCTCTGTTGATGAAACTACTAAAATAGTTGAGACTAAAATAAGACAAGTTTGGTGTGTTCCAATGAGAATAATAACATTAGAAAATTACTTCTTCAAAGATTTCCTAAATAAATATAAAGAGTATAATTTAAGTCAGAAATACTGTACCACTTCTAATGGTCTGAGAAATTCTCAAATAAGTGCTAAATTAATTTCTAAAATGCGTAACACTTTAGGCGTAAAGAGAAATTCTGCCTTATACTCTATTGATTATTCCAAATTTGATAGAAATATTCCTGACTTTGCTATTGATCTATTCTTTGCATGGTTTAGAGTTCAAATAAAATTATCTAAGACAGATGAATCTTTATATGAATATCTAAGATATTATACAAAATACGGACCTGTGATTCATAAAAATGAATTATATTTTAAAAGCAGAGGTATAAGTTCGGGTTCTTTATTGACTAACGTCTTCGATACATGGTGGAATTTAGTATTATGGTATCTATCTCAAAGCCTATATGAAACAGAAGTTAGTTACAAGGATATAAAGAATTTAAACTGGGATGATTACAATTATTATCATAATTATAGACATGATATAGTAGTTTGTGGTGATGATACATTGATATGTACGACTGTAGATGAAATAAATATACATAGACTCATATGTAATATTTTCGAGTTGAATGTTACCACAAAACAACCAGTTACTGATCGGTTCGATGACGTATATTTTCTTGGTAGGTATTGGAATTACCGTAATGCTCCTGTTCAAACTGAACTTTATTTCTCAACCCATATTATATTTAGAACTAAATTCTATAAGAAAGGAGAGCTTAATCTTAATATATCTGAAGATTTAAGTTTTACTAGGATATTAAGCATATTGTGTCCTTTTGAAAACGGTTATCGCTATCTAATGAAAACATTTTCACATAACGAGGAATTTATTAAATTTATTACAAATAATAAGAATTTCATATTCTTAAAAGATTATCCTGAAGAAGAAAAACATAAACTGAAATCAATTGAACAAATTGGTAATTGGAGAATGTTCTAAAGGC